AATGTCTGCGCGTCTATAGATCTTCTTGGGGCTTGATTCAGAGCTACCGCTAGCACTACCTGTACTAGCTGACTTTACTGCTTGCTTACGGCTTTGTTTTTCAACACTAGCTGCTTGACCAATCATCTGTTGACGTTCTTTCCAAAGGCTGAAAAGTTCGTCAGCAGCTTCGTAATCATACTGCTTGTCTGCCGCTACAAAGAGCTTAGTTCTAATTTTAGATGCTTCAATCCACTCTGCAAATTTAGTATCCTGTAAGATACTTTCCATGTCAGGGTGATTAGCCTTCAGTGCTGACAATGCTGTTTGCATCTTGTACTGTTGACTAACTGATTCAGCTTCCTTAATCTTAGGGTGATTCTGGATAGCCTGTGCTACTGCCTTTTCAGGGTCAGTAAAGAAGTCTATTTCTTCGACTTGTTCTTGTTGTTCGGGTGCCGGTGGAGAGTTATGTGTGGATATATATGTATCAACAACCTTACGTAGTTCACCTACTTCAGAACTTTGACGCCCTAGTAGCTTTTCAGCTTCTTGGTGCATCTGTACAAGTTCCTTAGCAGACTTGCCTTGGTATTTCTCAGGAATCTCAGGTTCATTAGTGGTTGCCTGTTCTTCCTCTTGAGGTTGCTCTTGTTCAGCAAAAACGTCCTCTTGTGACGGTTGCTGCTCCTCACGCTCAATTATTTTAGCCATTATTAAACTCCGTACTTATAGTATTGTGGAGGGATTAAAAAAAGGGTTCTAGCTAGGAACTTTGCTTTTTCTCGTATTGGATGTGACTCGCTCTAGCCTTAGCCCAACGCCTAGTGGCGTCAGGAAAGTCTCCGCTGATGGGGTCTAGTTTAGACCTTACAGGCGAGATAATCCGTTTAGCACTGTAACCACACTCGCACCTTACAGTGTGTTGGTCTACAGGTACTAATGCTTCAAATACATGCCCGTCAAGACACTTAAAGTCGTACAGTCTTAACATTACGTTTCCAAGGCGTATTGTTCCTGTACAGGCTCTTTAGCTTCCTGTTCCGCGTTTTGTATTTGAGCTTCTAGGTTAAAAACAGTAGCGAGTATTGCAAGTTGTCCTTTACGGAAATGCAAGTTATCGTTATCTGTTGTGAACTCTACTGAATTAATCTGTGCTACATTCTGGCCTAAATCGTCTATAAGTTGTTTCCAACCTTCTGAACGAAACATCTCAAAATAATTAGCAAAGTAAACTTCAAGTTCTTTAGTCATCTTATGTATTCCCTTAATAAGTTAAGATACAAGATGTATAGTATAGCATACTTTTGACAAAATGTCAAGTATTATTTTACATTTTTCTACCAGCAGGCTTGCGAGCAGGTTTGCGCTGCATTGCTTTTTTCTTCTTAGGTGGTCGTCCTACTTTACTTCCGTAAGTTCCTTTACCGTATGGCATATCATTTTCCTTTTTGTTGTTAAACTGAGCGTAAGTTACCGGATGCTTTTTTACTCGCTACTCTTGCACTTGCTTCTAAGACAAAAGTAGAGTGCTTTTCAATCATATCAAGAATCTTTAGTTGCAAGTCAATATCTTGAGCTTCTATTAGACAACCTCCTAAAAAGGAAATTGTTTCTGAGTTAAGACGTATAATGCCCGTTTCAGGATTCTCAATCATAGGTACGAGTTCAGATTCAATCATCATATCCAGTCCTTATTTTTTTCTTGACTTAGCCCCTGAACATTTCCAACGCTTGCGCGATAGGTTGTTTGGAGTATTTGGGTCGTTTTGCTTTTTCTTAGGCAGTCTTTTTTTGATGCCTAAACTTCTAGCGCAATAACTGTCGCCTTTGCTAGTTCCGGGCTTAACTCTAGGCCCACCACCTTTTGCTTTACCGGCTTGTCCGTAGGAGACTTTCTTACCACTAGAGGTTATCTTTACTTTTGCTTTTCCTTTCCTTGGTGTCGCCATTAAGTATCCTCTTGTTTAGTCTTGCGCGTCTGCGCTGGCCTTTTCGTTTCATTCTTGGATTCTAGTTCCTTAATCTTGTTTTCAAGTTCTTCAAACTTGGCATTAATTTGGTCAATAGCGTCTTGGAACTGTGCTGAAGTAATTACCATTTTATTGTCCTTGTCCCTCTACAGGGGGTCGCATAGGTTGATTAGGTTGCGTGGGTTGCGGGGGTTGCTGAGAAAGTTTTAAGTCAATCTCTTTCTCTTTCAACATGGTTTGTGCCATCTTCAGCCTACGTTCAAACTCCTTATCGTCTTGGTCGCCTGCCTGTAGATTGGTTGTGATAGCTTTAATCCTGTCAATCTCTAGCTCCTGTGGTGCCAACTGAGTCTCTACAGCCATCTTCTGTGCTCTAGCTTGTGATTCAGTAGCTTGACCGTTCAACGCTGCTGTCTGAGACTGCTGGAAGGCTAGTTGTGCCTGTTGTGCAGCCTGAGCCAACTGTTGTTGCTCTGGAGTAGGCTGTGATTGCTGTGCTGCCTGTTGTAAACGAGCAGTTAGTTCTTCACGGTTTGACAGGTTCATGTTGTCAATTATGGACTCTATAAGTGTGTTGTACAGAGGTGAGTCCTGTGACATTGTTTGCAAAAGTTGTACAAGCTGTGTAACTTCGTACTCACGAGCAATGATGCCTAGAGTAGACGCTGCATTGAACTTGTAGTCAGCAACGGGATAGTTGTCAGGATCAAACTGCATGTAACGACACGCTGCTTTCTTGACAAACGGAACCAAGAAACAATCTTGGAAGTTAACTAGTGTACGCTTGTGACGCTTAATGATAGCGCCAAGAGACATACTAATACCAGCAGCAGTCGCATCACCATTGATACTCCCCGGAATACCAGCGGAGTCTATGGCCCCTGTTGACATCTGAACCATACGCTGTAGTGCGTTAGCTTGCTCAAATGTAATCTGGCTTACTTGTCCAAAGTTAAAAGGTTGTAATACTTGTCGTGGGTCGCCGTTGGTTAGAATAATCTTGCCCGGACGAACTTGTGGCCTAGACCCTCTAGGAAGCCGTGTGGCGTCCATAGCGAGCATTGGGTGTACAGTAAGGGATAAGGCGTCAATACGTGCGCGAAGCTCTGTATCAAGCGCCTTTTGGCTGTTATAGCCCTTCTCACAAACACCACGACCCCAGAACCGACCCGGTACAACATCCCAAGGGAAAGCTACGATAGGCCGGTCTTGCATCATGTAAGGGTTTTCTTCAGCTTTCAGTAGTATACCACCGTTAGCAATAACAATAATTGCTTCTACGTAGTAGCCCTGATTAGCTTCTTCTTCCTCACCTTCAGGAGTCAAAGACTGTACTTCAGCAATGTCCTCATCATCCTCAAGCAGTGCTTCCTGCTCAGTCTTCATCAGAAGATGACGAGGTACTTTACCATAGTATTTAGTAAGACGTACTTTGTCCTCATCGTAACTAGCTAACTCTTGGTCAGGCTCTAGTTCGTAGTCAGACGCAGCATTACCTACATATACGTCCCTATAGACGCCAGCTTCCTGTAGCTCCTCTACAAGATGCCTAGAGACAAACTCATCAACCGCACAGCCTAGCGCACTTTCTACATCAGTGGCTATGGGGTCAATGAGAAAGTTTTGAGGAAGGACGGGTCGCAGTTTGACCACTGTACGGTCAGTCACATTAACGCCTACTGCTGTCAACTCACCACCCATGATGGGCTGAGTAGCGGGTGCCATCTCTTTGACTTCCTCAAGCACTACCTCTGCAACTCCTGTGCCGAATACGGCTGAGTTGATAAGGCACTCTCCTACAGACTGTCTTAGCTTTGTTTTTTCAAAGTCAGCGTGGAGTTTGGTTCTCAGGTATACAATATCCTGACTATCTTGGTCATCCATGTCATCAGAGATTGTAAAGTAAGTCCCACGACCAAACGTGGCTTCCTCAATCTCAGCAACACTAGATTCTACAGCCTGCTGCAATGCAGGACTAATTATACGGCTTCGTTCACTCTCGCGGTCTGAGTCCTGTGATGCCCAGATACCACGCCAGAGTCTATAGTATTCTTCGTACTTGGCTGCGTAGTTAGCTTCGTAATGGTCACGCCAAGTGTTGCATTTATCTATTACCCAATCTTCAACACGCTGCTCAGTAGCAAGAGTGTCATTGTCACCGTATTCCATAGTTATACCTTACGTGATTTTTTTGTTTTCTTAGCTATCTTTTTAGGCTGAGAGCTATGCTGTTTCCCTGCCGCTGTGTCTTTTCTTTTCTTTCGTGTTGTCGCAGCGTACTCTTTGGAAGACAATGACTTTATAGCTTTCTCAGGCAAGTAACGCTCTCCTGTGGCTTTTGAGCCTTGAGTGCTAGGCTTACCTGACTTTGTTCTCCACTTTTGCTTTGTCCACTTTTTTAAGGACTTCTGTGGTTTCTTTAGGTTACTCATTTGTAACCACCACCTTTGGCTTTATACTCTTTGGCAAGCATCTGGGCTTTACGGGCCGACCACTGGCCGGGTTTTCCACCTTTGCCGCCTGCCTTAATCTTGTTGAATAAGTTTTTACGCATAGTGGGCTTTGTATAGTTTCCAGCTTCATTTACTTTTGATTTAGGTTTTTTTGTAGCCATTAGTACCCCGTAAGTTCGTCCAACACCTCATGGTCATCTATTTCAAAATCGTATGTGTACGCTACCTTAGCCAACTGATCTATGTAAGCTAATGCGTCTACAAGGTCATCATGTGTCAGTTTGTCAGGAAATTGAAACAACTGATCGAGAAATTTACTGTTCCATCCTCCTTTGCTTAGGGTTATAAACCCATTTTCAAACCTGCCCTGTAGCGCCCACATGACCCTATCGGTCTTCTTTTTGTTCCCGTGGGTCAACTCATCAACCCTAAAGAACATGCCGTATCGTTTCATCATGTCCGTTAACGGGGACATAACTGCCTGTCTAGCGATACCTTTCTCTATACCTATCCCAACTGGCCTGTAGTCTCTGACAACCTCAAAGATCTTTCTGGCTGTGTCACCTAATTCCCAACGTCCATGTATTATGTTTTCTACATGCCAATGTCCGTTGTCGTTGACCCTAGTTACTACTATGGCTGTCTCGTCTAATTGAGCGTTCTTAGTACGCTGTTTATTAACTTCCTCAAAACCAGCTAAGTCAATAGCTACGTAGTAGTCACCTTCATCTGGAGACTCACCGAACTTAACCCATTCCTCCTTAAACATCTCAGAGCCTATGGCTTCAAAGGACGCCAAAAACTCCTGTCTAAACGAATAGCTCGACATACTCTTTTCAGCTACTTTAATCTCCTCTGGGTCTATTAGAGGATTGTCATAGCTTGTAAAGTGCCATGCTTTGTACAATGGGTCATCACCTAATAAAGCGTACTGGTACAACTCATAAAAGTGATTGCGCCCCATTGGTGTACCTATGAACAACGCATCTCCCTTTTGGTCAGCTAAGGCTGGCCTAAGAATCTGCTCAAATACTTCAGGCTTCATGTCTGCGTATTCGTCCAGAACTACATACTTCAAAGACACACCACGCATAGTCTCTGGTCTGTCTGCGCCTTTCAACGATATAGTGGCACCGTTGATTAGCTTAATCTGTAAATTGTTAATGTGGCTTGAGACTACTACTGGCGCTCCTAGCTCAAGCAGTGTCTGCCACATGATGTCTCTAGCTTGTCCCTGCGTGGGTGCAACATAGAAGACATGCCCTTTACCGGACTCTAATGCCCTGATAATAAGTTTCCAAGCCGCTAGTCTCGACTTGCCTGTACGTCTTCCAGCGACAACAACCTGAAACCTAGCTTCATCTACCCATACATCTTGTTGCCAAGGTATCAGTTCTATGTTAAGGTCAGTCATAAACCCTTAAAGTTCCCATAACCCATAACACATTAATATGACCACACAACAGGACTAGACTTTCTAGTGTCCACATGCACAAAGCTCTTAGCGACACCTATCCCATTAAATCCCATAATCATAGCAGCCTTAATAATCTTATGGCGCTGTTGACCGCTGGCAGTCTTAATGTCAGCAGCTATTCCCTGACTATGTGTTCCCGGCTTAGCTTTCTTAGCTTCTATGGAATGCTTAGGTGATCTATAGCCACTGGTGATTACAAAAGGAAAACCACAGGCTTCCCTCAACTCATCCAGCATTCTAACAAAATCTTCGTTTATCTTGTTCTCGCCTGTCTCTTGACACTTGAAGTCATCTAGTTGGAAGTATTTATATATCACTTTCTGTGAACTCTCCTTCAATGGCTGTGGTATCGTCTTGACTTGGGTCATTGACAGTTGTGGCGACTTGTCCAACACCTGAGATAGTAATCGACACAGACTGTCTACCATTAGCAGAATCCTTTTCAAAATAACTCAATGGCAGCATCCTATCCATGACAAGTTTCCATGCCGCTGCTTGATTTTTATGTTCATCATCTAAAGCAGCATTAAAGATACTATCCAGAACCTTGTTAGATTTAGGTGAAGCAAGCATTCTAGCTTTATATTCATTAATAATACTAGCGTCACCTTTAGGACGCCCAACTTTACCTCTGTTCCCAGCGGTTTTAGCGACTACTTCTCCTTTCTTTGGCCTACCTCTTTTTCTTTTAGGTTGATCCATAAAGTATTTACCTTAGTTCCTAAGAATACTTTTTGATTATAGCATACTTTTGTCTAAAAGTCAAGGATTATTTTGTATTATTAACAAATAAATCACTCCTTTTA